ATTATACACTAAACAATTTAATGCTTTTGAAAAACTTAAAAAAAATTCTAATTCAACTGAAGCTATTAAACAATTAGAAGATATTAATAAGCAAGTTAATGATATTGTAAAAAGCACTAGCGGTAGATTAGTTGGAATAAGTATTGATCCTAAAACTTTAGAACCTTCTTTTGTAGGTATGAAAAAAAAATATTCTTTTAGTAATGTTTTAGGAGAAAGTATGACTATGAAAGAATTAGAAATTTTACCTGAAGATGAACAACGTAAATTTTTAAACAAGCAACTTCCTAAAGCAATTGATTTAGAAATAAAAAGAGGCTTTGTTCCAAATGATTTTAAAAACATATTATCTAATAAAGAATCACAAAAATCTATTTTAGAGTACACTAAAAAAACTGCACCAGAATTATTAGGATCAATAAAAAAAGCAATCGCAAACCCAACTTCTAAAGCTTCAATGAAATTAATGAGTGCAATGCCAACTGTGGCCCTCCCTGGATTAGCAGCATATGGAGTATATAAATATGGTGAAGATATTTTAAAAGATAGCGGCTTGGTAGATAGAAAATTTGAACAAACTGCATCAGCAGGTGATGCACCCCTTGTGGAAGAAGGATTTACAACAGCAGAAAAACTTGCAGGTGCGGGAACGGCAGCAGGACTAGTTTATAAATATGGTAAACCAATTTTAAAAGTGTTAGGTGCCCCATCTTTGGCAGCTGGATTATCTATTAAAGAATTAGCAAAAGGTGAAGATGCTAATCTTGGTATAGCTGGAGCCGAGTTGCTTGCACCAGAACTTGCTAGACAAGCCGGCGTAAGGGGTTTACTAGCTAATCCTTTTCAACTAGCTGAAAAAGCTGCAAAGTTTGGAAAAATAGGAAGAGGTGTTGCATCTCTTGCAAGAATACCATCGTTGATGACGCCCGTTGGCCTTACGTTAATGGGAGTTGAAGGTGTAAGAATGGCTAAAAGAGAACAAGATAGAATTAATAAAATGAAACGTGAGGAACCGGAAAAGTATAGAGAGTATATTGATGAATTAGAATCTTATTTGGATGTTTCAGCGTAATGAATAAATATCCTAAAATACACTTATTACCCCCTAAATCGGGTCCTCAACCACAAGGCTTGAATTTAAAATATAACAATGTTAAAACAGTTCGATTGGAGAAAATAAATGGCAGAAATAGACAAAGCGCTACCAAACGTAGATGAGACTATAGAAGTAGTTCAAGATGAAATGGTTCAAGAAATATCTGAACCAGAAAATGCAGAGTTTCCTACAGAGGCGTCTGAAATAGTTGAAAACGAAGACGGATCAGTAGATATTAATTATGGTGAAGATCAAAATTTACCACCACCTGAAGATCACAACGCAAACTTAGCAGACTATTTAGATGATACTGAATCTGGTAAATTAAGCTCTGAACTAATTGAAAACTATAAAGATTATAAAACATCAAGAAAAGATTGGGAACATACATATACAACTGGACTTGATTTATTAGGATTTAAATATGAAAAAAAATCAGAACCGTTTCAAGGTGCCTCGGGCGCGACTCACCCGGTTTTGGCTGAAGCTGTTACACAGTTTCAGGCTCTCGCTTATAAAGAGTTACTCCCGGCTACTGGACCAGTAAGAACACAAATCTTAGGTATCAATACTCCGGAAAAAGTTCAACAAGCGAACCGTGTAAAAGAATTTATGAATTATCAAATCATGAATCAAATGAGGGAATATGAACCTGAGTTTGATTCTATGTTATTTCATCTTCCACTAGCTGGATCAACTTTTAAAAAAGTTTACTATGATGATTTATTAGGACGAGCTGTTTCTAAGTTTGTCCCTGCTGACGATTTAGTGGTTCCATATTCTGCTACCTCATTAGAAGATGCGGAATCTATCGTTCACGTGATTAAAATTACAGAAAATGATTTGAGAAAGCAACAGGTTATGGGTTTCTACAAAGATGTAGAAATACCTCTACCTGGTCAAGGTAAACAAAGCGAAATTGAAAAAAAAGAACATGAATTAGAAGGTGTAAAGAAAACAGGAAGAAACGAAGACTTACACACTCTTTTAGAATTCCATATTGATTTAGATTTAGATGGTTTTGAAGACGTTGGACAAGACGGTGAGCCAACAGGAATTAAATTACCTTATGTTATAACTATTGATGAAGACTCACAAGAAATACTATCTATTAGAAGAAACTACATACAAAATGATCCATTAAAAAAGAAAATAAATTACTTTGTACATTTTAAATTTTTACCAGGACTAGGTTTTTATGGTTTTGGTTTAATTCATATGATTGGTGGACTATCAAGAACAGCAACAGCTGCTTTAAGATCTCTTTTGGATGCAGGAACATTATCAAATTTACCTGCAGGATTTAAACAAAGAGGAATTAGAATTAGAGATGATGCACAGTCAATCCAACCAGGAGAATTTAGAGATGTAGATGCGCCAGGCGGAAGTATAAAAGATGCTTTTATGATGCTTCCATACAAAGAGCCTTCACAAACTCTACTACAGCTTATGGGTGTCGTTGTAAGTGCAGGACAAAGATTTGCTTCAATAGCAGACCTGCAAGTAGGAGATGGGAATCAGCAAGCCGCGGTGGGAACGACAGTCGCCTTGCTTGAAAGAGGAAGCAGAACAATGTCTGCTATCCACAAAAGAATCTACGCAGCTTTAAAAGAAGAATTTAAATTACTTTCAGGAGTTTTTAAAACATACTTACCCCAAGAATATCCTTACGACGTTGTCGGTGGTCAAAGAACCGTTAAACAAATGGACTTTGACGATAGGATAGATATATTGCCAGTTGCTGACCCAAATATTTTCTCACAATCACAGCGAATATCTTTAGCGCAAACTGAGTTACAGCTGGCAATGTCGAATCCTCAAATTCACAACACATATAATGTTTATAGAAACATGTATGAAGCGTTAGGTGTAAAAGATGTAGATTCAATATTAGTACGTCCTCAACCACCGGCTCCAAAAGACCCGGCACTAGAACATATTGATGCAATGGGACAAAAACCTTTTCAAGCTTTCCCTGGTCAAGATCATAGAGCACACATAACAGCTCACATGAACTTTATGTCTACAAACATTGCTAGAAATAATCCAATGATCATGGCAAGTTTAGAAAAAAATATTTTTGAACACATTTCATTAATGTCTCAAGAACAAGTTGAGATGGAAATGGCACAAGAAATACAACAGGTGAATCAAATACAACAACAAGCTCAACAAAATCCACAGATGGCACAAAACCCACAGATGCAACAACAGTTAAAACAGTTCTCTGATAAGTTTGAAGCAAGAAAAGCTGTGCTAATTGCTGAAATGACAGAAGAGTTTATGAAGGAAGAGAAAGAAATTACTTCTCAATTTGATAATGATCCTCTTGCTAAGCTAAAAGCTAGAGAATTAGACCTAAGAGCCGCTGAAAATCAAAGAAGAAAAGAATATGACTCTAAAAGAATTGAATTAGATCGTATGAAAGCGGTTATGAACCAACAAAACCAAGACAATAAGTTAGAACAGAACGAAGAATTAGCTGAAATGAGAGCTGAGACATCTATTGAGAAAACTTTATTGCAAAATGCACTTAAAAAAGATACATAATAATTAAAATAGGAGACTTATGATCAAAACCCAATCTAAAAAAGTAGATTTTAAAAAATTTACAAACAAAGACGGTCTTTTGAAGGGCGGAATACCTGTTGAGATGTCAAAACCAAATGAATCTCAAACTGACAGAGTACAAGGCCAAAGAAGAATGTTAAAAAACAAAAGATCAACTGTAACTTGGTACTAACATGTGGTTATCGGCGATTAAATTAGCCGTTTCTGCTGGAAGTAAGATTTACGCCAATAAGCAGAAGGCAAAAGTTGCAATGTCTGATGCACAACTGCTACATGCAGAGCGTCAAGCTCGAGGTGAGGAAGCTTACCAAGGGAAATTGCTAGAAGCGAGACAATCGGATTATAAGGACGAGGCCGTTCTTGTAATTCTCACGTTGCCCATCTTGGTGCTCGCATATGGAGTCTTTTCAGACGATGCACAGGCAATGGACAAGATAAAAGTGTTCTTCGATCATTTCCAGTCGCTCCCATCATGGTTCACAAATCTGTGGATCCTTGTAGTGGCGTCGATTTATGGTATAAAGGGAACACAAATATTTAAAAACGGAGGGAAAAAATAATGAGAACTGATTATCAACCGAAACCTAGAGTAAGACCTAGACCTGATCATGAAAAAGCAAGCGGTAAAGTTTTATCTTCTAAAGATAAAAAAATGCTAGAGCTTTCACCAAAAGGTAAGATCAAAAAAAATACTCAAACAGGTTAATACAAATGGCAAAAGCAAAAGGGCTTTATGCCAACATTCACGCAAAGCGTAAAAGAATCGCTGCGGGTAGTAAAGAAAAAATGCGAAGACCTGGAGCTAAAGGTGCGCCTACTGCTGCTAATTTTAAAAGAGCTGCTAAAACTGCTAAGAAACCGACTAAGAAGGCGTAATGGCAAACGAAAAGAAATTAACTACAGCACAAAAGTATAGTCAACTTAAAAGACAAACAGAAAAAGCTGGTATGAAAGTTAAAGAAGTTGATGGCAAAATTGTAGTTACTAGAAAAAAGAAAAAATAATGACTATCAGGAAGACCACTAAGGGTCCCGGAGCTAATTACAGACCAACTAAGTCTGGAGCTGGTATGACTGCTAAAGGTGTAAAAGCTTATAGAGCAGCAAACCCTGGATCAAAATTAAAAACTGCAGTAACAGGGAAAGTTAAGAAAGGTTCAGCGGCAGCTAAACGTAGAAAGTCATATTGTGCAAGATCACTTGGACAACTTAAACGATCTTCGGCTAAAACTAGAAACGACCCTAACTCTAGAATTAGACAAGCCAGAAGACGTTGGAAATGCTAGACAAATTTATATATAAATTTTTAGGAAAACTTGATAATGTTTTTTCATTTATCGAAACTTATGCTATTAAGTTAACTGAATGGTGTTGGAAAACAAGGGTAAGAATTTTAAAGAGGAGGAGAAAGAAATGAAAAGAGCAATACTAGAAGCACTAGAAGCAAGATATAATGCACAGATAGCTGAAGCTGATGCAACAATTAAAATATATTTAGAAAATCCTGTAGGTATTGGTGAGCATCCACAACACATAGATGAAGTGGATAAATTAATTACTAAAATTGCAGAAGCACAAGAAAAACTAAAAGAACTAAAGGTATTTAAAATATGATTGATCCAATAACAATTGTTTACAAAATTCAACGAATGTTGAAAGAAGGAATCAACCAAATTCAAGAAACTTATACGTCTGGATCGGTTGACAATATGGAAAAATACAAGTATCTACTTGGTAAAGCACATGCTTTACAAATAATACAACAGGAAATCTCTAACCTGCTAGAAGAGAAGGAGCAAAAAAATGAGCAAGGAAACGTTATCGACTTCGGAAAATCCGAAGATAAAAATGGCTCTTGAAGAAAAGTATAAAGAGCAAGATAAAGAAGAAAAGTTAAAAAGAGTTGACGAAACAAATGTTGACAAAGTAATAGACAACCTACCAGAACCTTCTGGTTGGAGACTTTTAGTTTTACCTTTTACACCAAAAGAAAAAACTAAAGGTGGTTTAATATTTTCACAAGAATCTTTAGATAAAGCAAGGATCGCAACTAACTGCGGTTATGTTTTAAAAATGGGACCAGATGCATACAAGGATAAAGATAAATTCCCTGAAGGCGCTTGGTGTAAGAAAAAAGATTGGGTGATCTTTGCAAGATATGCTGGATCACGTTTACCAATAGAAGGCGGAGAAGTCCGTATTCTTAACGACGACGAAGTTTTGGGTACTGTTGCTGACCCAGAATTTATGTTGCACTACATTTAATTTCATAGGAGGAAACTATGCCAATAGACAACGAAGAACAAAAAAAAGATATTCCTATGGTAGACATTGATACATCAGGACCTGATGTAGATATTGATGTACCAGAGGAAAAAGAAGAAGTAAAAAAAGAAGAAGTAAAAGTTGAACAGGAAGAAACTGTTGAAGAAGTAAAAGAAACATCTGCAGAAGATGGAGAGAAAGATGAAGAATTAGAAAGTTATAGTAAGAAAGTCAAAAGAAGAATTGATAAGCTTACTGGAAAAATAAGAGAAGCTGAAAGACAAAAAGAAGAAGCTTTAGTTTACGCACAATCAGTAAAAGCAACTTCAGATAGTCTTAAGAAAAAATACTCTCAACTAGAAACAAGTGGCTTAAAAGATAGAGAAGAAAAAATTCAATCTAATCTTAAAGCTACTTATGCAACATTAGCAGCCGCAAGAGAAGCCGGAGATTTAGAATCTGAAGTTAATGCTCAAAAAGAAATTGCTAGACTTGGTTATGAAGAAGCAAGATTGGAAGAGCAAAAAGATAATACTTCTAAAGCTGAACTTATGGAAAGACCTGTAAATATTACACCGTCTAGAAAACCCGAACAATCTAGAAGACCTGATCCAAAAGCACAGGATTGGGCTGAAAGAAACAGCTGGTTTGGTAAAGATAGTGCAATGACTTACACTGCTTTTGATATACACAAAAAACTAGTGGATGAAGAAGATTTTGACCCTGAAAGTGATGATTATTACGAAGAGGTTGATAAAAGAATAAGACTTGAATTCCCCCACAAATTTGATAGAAGTGGGGATAGGGAATCGACTAGACCTGTACGAACGGTAGCTTCGGCTAGACGTTCTGTCAAACCTGGTCGCAAAACTGTGTCTCTCACACCTTCACAGGTCGCAATAGCGAAAAAATTAGGTGTGCCACTGGAAGAATATGCGAAACAGTTAAAAATCACGAAGGAGGTATAGCATATGAAAAATGAAGAAAACAAAAAGACCACCCGTGCAAGCCAGTCTAGATCTAAAGAAAAAAGACCTACGACATGGGCTCCCCCGTCATCTTTAGATGCACCACCTGCGCCAAAAGGTTTTAAGCATAGATGGTTACGGACAGAAGTTTTAGGGTTTGACGACACTAAAAACATGTCTGGTAAATTAAGATCAGGATATGAATTAGTTAGATCTGATGAATATCCAGATACTGTTTACCCAACTATGCAAGAAGGAAAATACGCAGGAGTGATCGGAGTAGGCGGCCTTGTGTTGGCAAGGATACCGGAAGAGATCGCACAATCTCGAACTGAGTACTTTAAAAAGCAAACTCAGGAGAGAAACGAAGCAATTGAACACGATCTTATGAGGGAACAACATCCAAGTATGCCGATCAATAGTGATCGACAAACTCGTGTAACTTTTGGTGGTTCGAAGAAACGTTAATTTTTTAACAATTCCTACCCGCTAAATTAAAATAAACCGTGCTGGAGGTCCTTCGGGACAGGCACATAAAGGAGAAACAACTATGGCTAATAGCTCAACTACAGGCTTTGGTTTAAGAATGATCGAAAGATTAGGTAATACACCTTCAATCGGCGGTCAATCTGAATACTTAGTCGAGTCAGGTTTAGGAGTAGGTCTTTATAAAGGTAACCCTGTTTCACTGCAAGATGCAGCTGGAGCAGAAGGCTTTTTACAAGATGCTAGTTTCGCAACTACAGACGACACAGGTAATGGTGGCGCTGCTTACGATAATGGGGCTGACTCATTATTAGTAGGTGCTTTCAACGGAATTTTTTACGTTGATAGCTCAACAGCAAAACCAAGATTTGTAAATTCTGTAGACGCAGGAACAATCTTTGGAACTGACTATAATACTGGAAGCAGCAATGGTACTGCATTCGTGAATGACGATCCAATTCAAGAATACATGATCAAAACGGACGCTGCATGTCCAACAAGTAACAACGGAAAAAGCTTCAACGTAACATCGTTTACAGCTACTGACAACAAAGACGGTCAATCGACTGTACTTTTAAATGTTGCCGGTGGTTCAGCTACAACTAAAATGTGGAAAGTTGTCAGAGTCGGTCAAGACCCTGAAAACAAAGACATTACAGCAGCTGGTGTAAACATGGTTGTTGTAGTTAATTCTGCAAGTAACTTGTACATTAACTAAGCTTAGGAATAGGAGATAAAATACTATGGCTATATCACGATCACAACTAGTTAAAGAACTAGAGCCAGGTCTGAATGCACTATTCGGCTTGGAATACAAAAACTACGAGAACGAACACGCTGAGATTTTCGATACTGAATCATCTGACAGAGCTTTTGAAGAAGAAGTAATGTTATCTGGTTTCGGTAATGCGCAAGTTAAAGCTGAAGGTCAAGGTGTATCATTTGATGATGCTCAAGAGACTTTCACTTCTCGTTACACACATGAAACAATCGCTTTAGCGTTTTCAATTACTGAAGAAGCAATTGAAGATAACTTGTATGACAGACTTGCGTCTAGATATACAAAAGCATTAGCTAGATCTATGGCTAATACTAAACAAGTTAAAGCGGCTAACGTCCTAAACAATGGTTTCGATGGAAACTTTGCAGGTGGTGACGGAGTATCACTTTTCGGTAACAATAATTTAGGAGCGATTGTAAATCACCCTACATTAGCCGGAACGTTCTCTAACCAATTGCAAACTCCTGCTGACCTTAACGAAACATCATTAGAGCAATCTCTAATCGATATTTCTGCTTTCACTGATGAAAGAGGTCTAAAAATCGCTGCTAGAGGAATGAAAATGATCATTCACCCTAACCAGCAGTTTACAGCAGAGAGACTAATGGAATCAAAAGGTAGAACGGGAACAGCAGATAACGATATCAATGCAATCGTATCTAGAGGAATGGTACCTCAAGGTTATGTAATTAACCATTACTTAACTGATACAGATGCTTTCTATATCAAAACTGACGTACCTAATGGTATGAAAATGTTCAATAGATCACCTATTTCCACTAAAATGGAAGGTGACTTCGATACTGGAAACGTTAGATACAAAGCAAGAGAAAGATATTCTTTTGGATTCTCAGATCCAAGAGGTATGTATGCTTCTGCAGGTAACTAATAGTTAAATTTTTGAGGGGCGTTAATCGCCCCTCATCAAATAGAAAATTCAAATGGGAATATACAAAGCTTTAAAAAAGAGAAGTGAAGATCCTAATTGGAGACCAAGAAATAAAGAAAGAATGTTACAAAGAATAGAAGAAGGTATTAAAAGAAATCAAAGTTTATTGGAAAATAATCCTAAACCTGCTAAGGTAGATTTGATAAACGAAAAAATAAGTTTTTTAACAGCTAAAAAAGAAGAAATATCAAATTACGAATAAATGAAAAAATTTAAAGTAAATATCTGGGCGTATAATCATCACGCTAAATTTACAGTAGAATCACAAGATTCCCCGACTGACCTTGAACAATCAATCCTTGACAAGCTAGGAGAAAATAGTATAGTTTGGGAAAATCTTGGCGTTAGTTATGACGACAAGATAAATAGAATAACTTATGAGGAAGTTATAAATGATACAAGACCTATACAAAGCAAAAAGGTCCTTGGAGTTGAAGTGGGAACAGGAGCATCTGGATAATAACAGATACACTCTTGAGATGGTTAGAATTGACGACAAAGTCAAGGAAATCATCACAAAGATTAAGCTAGAAGAAGCTCAAATCGCCCATAGACAGAACACAATTGAAGGTTCTACTCCTGAAGTTTCAGTAGCTACTTAAACAAAAGCTACATCGTTGGAAAAAATCCACTCCACACTACAGGATCTCTTGCACTCTACTTAAAACTGTTGTATAAAAATCACACTATATATTTTTTAAAAAAATACAGACGCATATAGTCGACGGCCTAAAGACTGTATTTATTAATTAGGAGGATAAAATTATGGCAAGAACTACATTTTCAGGACCAATCGTAGCTGGTAAAGAAGAAACAACTACATCAAAAGGTTCTGATGGAGAAATTAAATTACTTAATAAAACTAATGGAAAATTAGTTTCAATAAAAGCATCAACATCGGCAGCTGCTGACATAACTTTTACATTACCTGCTGCAGACGGTACTTCAGGTCAAGCAATCGTTACTAACGGAGCAGGAGTTTTAAGTTTTGGTGATGTTGACCCTGCTACTGCAATTGTAAATTTAACATCTGCAGCGGCGATTGATGTTGATTTTTCAACAGGAAGTAACTTTGCAGTTACATTAGATACAAATGCAACTTTTTCATTTTCTAACTTTCCAGCAGGTGCGAGTTTAGCTATCACTATTACTCAAGACGGAACAGGTGGACGTACGGGTACTTTCACAGGTGTTAAATTCCCTGG